CGTCGTCGGCACTGGCTACGACAACATGCAGATCAAGCCGAACGGGCATGCTGTACGCCTCGACGTCGGCGGCTCGCTGCTGTATCGCGCGCAAGGCACGCCGAAGGGCGACGAGTTCGGCAACACGGTCGGCGAGCTCCAGACGCTCAAGAACGGCAAGAACGGCTATGCCGCGCACGCCTTCGGCAAGCTGACCGACGCGCAGATCGCGGAGTCGGCGAAAAAGGTGTCGGCGGTGTCGCCCGAGACGATCCAAAAGCTCGTCATGGAGTACGGGCCGGGCAGCCATGACGCGAAGCTGACGTTGGCGGCGAAGCTCATCGCGCGGCGCGAGGACGTGCTCAAGCAAACCGGCGCAAGCGCGCCGAAGCCGGGCATCGCGTCGGCTGTCGAAAAGCCCGCCGAGTCCGCTCCGCAACCGGCGGCGGCCGCGCCCGCACCGAGCGGCGAGCTGGCGATTCCGGAATTCGACGGGCCGAAGGCGGCCGGTTACGCGTCGGCCGCGAAAAAGCTCATGGAGACGGCGGCCGCGCAAGGCAACACGAAGCATCTGCACAAGCTCATGGGCGGCAAAAAGCATCTGCTCTACGGCCCGAGTCTGTACTCGCCGGGCAAGTACGTGAAGATCGCTACGATCATGGAGCCCGCCAAGACGCCGAACGGCGCGAAGCTGCTCGAATTCTGGCAGCAGCTCGAAGCGAAGTACGCAGGCCCGAACAAGAAGAAGTCGCCGCCGAAGGTCGTCGCCGCGAAGGAAACGAGCGCCGCGCCCGCTCCAGCGCAGGCTGCGCCCGCCGAGCCCGCGAAACCCGATCTGCGCAATCTCGCGATCGACACGAACAAGTTGCCGAAGCTGACCGACTTCCACGGCGGCAACGGTGGCAGTGGCATTTCGAGCAAGGCGCACGTCAACGACGCGAACGCGAAGGATCAGAAGGACGTGCTCAACTTCGCGCTCAAGGGCGACTTGATCGCGCTGCGCAAGTACGAATACGAGGCGTTCGACAAGCAAACCGGCGCGTCGCTCGGCATGAAGCCGATCACGGATCACCCTTCGAAGCACGTCAAGGAATTTTGGGAGGCATGCTGCTCGACGCTGGAGTTGGTCGCATTCCCGCCCGCGCCGCTCAAGGCGTTCGATGAGCATGTATCCGATGACGTCAAGGCGCTCTCGGACTCGTTCAAGCCGCATCTGTACGGCAAGTCAGTCCACAATGTCGCGGCGAATGAGAAGCTCGGATTCTGGATCGCGCTCGGCGTCGAATCGGGCTGGAAGAAGTTCAAACCGCAGCAGATGCAAAACGCCGTCGATGTGCCGGGCATCAAAGAGAAGGGGCATGCTCTTTTCGCGAAGTACACTGCGAACGTGAAGCACTTCATCAAGAGCGTTCAGGCAACCGGGTCGTACAATAATGCTTACCGTGAAGGTAAGGACGTCGATTCATACGGCAAGGCGACGCGCCCGATTCTTTATGATCTGTACGGTGCCGCTCAGACAAAGCCCGCCGGGACGACGATTACGAAGTGGATGTCAATGCCGGATGAGATGATCGATCAGTTCATGAGCGCGCCGGACGGGCTCGTGTTCCAGAATCCGGGCTCGATGTGCTGCTCGATGCACCCGACCGGCACGAAGGGCTTCGGCAGTAACAAGATGACGATCCACTACGCGCCGGGCGCGAAGGCGATCGATACCTTCGGCTCTGGCGGTTTCGCGGGCGAGATGGAAATTACGACGTTGCCGGGCACGCGGTTCATGGTGCTGAGCAAGAAGAAAACTTCGGACGGCAATCTGCATCTCGAAGTGCTTATGCTCCCGCCGGACCAGACGTATATCGACAACATTCTGACTAAGTGAGGCAGCGAATGAATCCGCTGGCAGGACTCAAATTCGACGGGGCGCCCGATGGGCGTCCGTCGCTTGGCGACTATGAGGTCGTCGATCGGCTCGTGACGGGTTTCGCGCAGGACGTGCTCAACGTGCGAAAGGACTTCCACGCGGGCAAGCCCGGCGGCGATAAGCCGGTCGAGCGCATCGAAGCGCTCGCGCAGCACTTCGGCGACATTTTCATGGGCCGCAACGACGCCTATCAGGCGCAGCCGTGGAATAACCCGATTCGGCTCGGCTCGAAAATCCGCGTGCTGCTCAACGGCACGAGCGATCCGGACGAAGGCAAGTCGCTGTTCGTGTGGGTCGCGAGCAACGTCGTGCGATCGTCCGAGGCGGTCGAAAGCGGCAGCATGACGGACGAGGCAGCGGGCAAGAAGCTGCGCGAGGTTCTAGACAGCGTCGTCGCGATGCTGCTCGGTATTCGCTAAAGAAATTTACCCAAAAGGTAAAACATGGGGTAAAGTGTAGCCACTAACACGAACAAAGGAAAAAACCATGTGGCTCACCTTCTCTGACGCATTCCTCTCCATCGTTTCGATTCCGGGCGACGCCGCGAACCTGAAGGTGCGCGCGCGCCGCAAGGGCGATATCGAGCGCATCTTCAAGCACTGCGGCGCGGCCGTGAAGGTCGAACGCACGCCGGGCCGTGACTATCTGTATCGCGCGGTGATTCCGCGTGACGTCGTCGGCGCGGTCGTGGCCGAGCACGTCGCGGGCATCAGCTATCCGAATTTCAAGAACTCGGTGCGCGACGATCGTCTGCACACGGCATGCAATCGCGTGTGGCACGTCATGGCCGATCTGCAGGAGATTCCGCCGTATGCGCGCGATCGCCGCCGTGGTCTGTCGCTGTTCGATGAGGCGGATGAATCGACGGGCTTCGACCCGGTGCCGGTGGTGACGAAGCCGCCGGTCAAGCGCCGCGCGCCCGCACGCAAGTCGTGAATCGATACTGATCCCGCATAACTACAAGGCAATCATGGGACTCATTCTCTTCCTCAAGTCGCACATTCCGGGCTACACCAAGAAGGACGGCACTTTCGTCAAGCCGCACGACGACAAGCGCCAGAAGGCCGCGCAGCCCGCGAAGTGGTCCGGCGCGAAGGCCGCCGAGCACGCGTATTTCGCCGGGGAAGAGAAGGGGCCGAAGGGCTGGCCGTATGCGTCGCAAAAGCCGATCGCCTCGAAGCCGAGCGAAGGCGCGAACGCGCATTGGCATCCGAAGCTCGATGACAAGGGCAAACAGGTGCGCGTGCGCTATCCGCATAAGGCGACGGACACGGCGAGCATGCGTCATCCGGACGCGATCGCGACGTTCACGCCGGGCATGGAAAGCATGCCGCACTCGCTCAACGGCGTGCCGTTCAAGGCGTGGATGAACGCGCCGACGACGACGGAAGAGTGGGCGAACGTCGCGGGTCAGGTCGATATCGAAGAGCCGCAAATGCAACTGCCCGCGAAAAAGACGGCGGCGTCAGGCGTGGTCATTGTCGAGCCGGACGGCCGTTACTGGCTCATGGCGCCGACGAATCGCTTCGGTGGGTACCATCAAACCTTTCCGAAGGGCCAAGCCGAGCCCGAGCTCTCATTGCAGGCGAATGCCATCAAGGAAGCCTACGAAGAGACGGGGCTCAAGGTCGAGATCCTCGGCTTTCTCGGCGACTTCGAAAAGACGACCAGCGTCGCGCGCTACTACATGGCGAAGCGCGTCGGCGGCACGCCTGCTGATATGGGATGGGAAGCGCAGGCACTTTGCCTCGCGCCGACTGACAAGCTCTATTCGCTGCTCAACATGAGCGGCGATCACGCCGTCGCTGAGGCGCTCGGTGCGGGTCCGGCTCCAAAGCCCAAGGCCGCGCCCGGCAAGCTCTTCTGATACACCGCGCCGCTCACTGAGCGGCGTTTTTCATTGCGTCGTGACGCCACCGTGACGTCATGGCCTATACCGTAACACTCCCGATCCTCCACGCCGGGCAGCAGCAGCTCATGCACGAGTCGCGCCGCTATAACACGGCGTCGTGCGGCCGCCGCTTCGGCAAGACGTTTCTCGCGCAAGAAGTGCTGCTCGATGGGCCGCGCCAGAAAGGCGCGCTCAACGGCTATCCCGTCGCGCTCTACGCGCCGACGTATCAGACGATGCTCGAAAGCTGGCGCACGCTCTGTCGCACGCTCAAGGACGTCACTGACACGAAGAGCGAACAGAACAAGCGCATCGACTTGATAACCGGCGGCTCGGTCGAGTGCTACTCGCTCGATGATCCAGACGCCTCGCGGGGCCGCAAATTTGCCGTCGCCGTCATCGATGAGGCCGCGATGATTAAGCGGCTCGAAGAGGCGTGGGAACAGACGATCCAGCCGCTTCTGCTCGACTTTCAGGGTGAGGCGTGGTTTTTCTCGACGCCCAAGGGCGACAACTACTTCAAGAAGCTCTTCGACAAGGGCAACCCCGCCAATCCGAACCGCGATGACGAGTGGCAGAGCTGGCAGCTCCCGACGATCACGAACCCGCATATCAGCAAGCGCGACGTCGAGAAGATGAAAGAGGGGCTGCCGCGCCTCGTCGCACTTCAAGAATTCGACGCCCAATTTGTCAGTTTTGCCGGTACCTTCGTCAAGGCCGAGCATATCCGCGTCGGTCAGGCGCCGCGCGGCATGCGCCTGTATCAAGGCGTCGATCTGGCAATCTCGATGAAGCAAAACGCCGACTACACGGCGATTGTGACGGTCGGGGTGGACGATCAGGGGCGCGTGTGGATCGTGGACGCCGAGCGCCGCCGGGTGGGTTTCCGCGACGCGCTCTCGTTCATCAAAGAGAAGGCCGCCAGATACAAGCCGCAGGAAATCGCGATCGAAGCGGTCCAGTATCAGGCGGCCGTGGTCGAAGAGCTGCTGCGCTCGACGGATCTGCCAGTTCGGCAAGTCAAGCCGGATAAGGATAAATTCACGCGTGCGCAGGGGCTCATCACGCGCTACGAAAACGGGCTCGTGTGGCACAACGAGACGCTGCCGTCGTACTTTGTCGAGGAAATGCTCGCGTTCGGCCCGGACTGCGAACACGACGACTTGCTCGACGCGGCGGTCTACGCTTACGCGCTATGCGGCGACTTCGGGCGCACGCAGTTCATCCTGCCCGAGCATCAGGTGTATGAGTCGAAGATCGAGATCGTTCGCTCGATGCACGGTCTGCCGTCGCAGGTCGCGCAGATGGTCGATACGGGCATGGAGCAGCTCGCCGCAAAGCTCAACGGCGATGCCGGGACGTGCGGCGCGTGCTCGGCGTTCGATGGGCGAGGGTGTACGTTGCGCGGATTTTCGGTCAACCGTACTGATCCGGGGTGCGAGTTCTACGCGTGAAGAAAGGAGACAGTAAACGTCCGATTTTATCCGTATGATGGAATTTAATTGCTTAATACAAGCTACGCAAACGGTCAACATTGCGGCGGGAATTTTTCGAAAAAAATGTTTCCGGTTGAAACAGTGGTTTTTCCCACAGTTCGCTTGTATTATCCACCCAACGGATAAAGTTTCATACGAAATGACAAGGAACTTTTACCGCGCTCCCACTACGTCACAACCAGCACGCCCCGCTTAAAAAGATGCCCCACGCACGCATGGATTCGCCTGAAGTCCTCAACGAAGAAGTCGAGCTGCTGCTCGGCGAAATGGAAGTCATGAAGGCGACGCACAAGGCGGAACTCTCCGCTACTAAAGCGATCGCGCGCCGTGAGGCGATCTCGGAAGTTCGTCGCCTGTTGCTGGAAGGTGACGGAAATCGCGACTCGATTCTGCTCGTGCTCGATGAATTGCAGAGCAAGGCCATTCATTGATGCGTCAAGTAAAGATTGCGAACGTCCGTTCGCGATTCGTCGGACGAAAAGCAGCGCCAAGTAAAATAAATTTTATCTCTGAGGTTGACATTTATCCCGTTAGTGCCTAACATTCAGTCTTGTGCAGTGCGGTAGACGCACAAGCGAGTGTTACCAGTCAAGGCGTTACGTTTTGAGGGTTTCCACTAACGCCGGGGAAATCGGTTTACCTGAGAGAGATATGGCAATCACGTTCAATACCCAAGTGTCACAGGTGCGCATCGACGCGATCCTCGAAGCGCTGTCGGAAGGCCCGATGACGACGATCCAGATCGCCGGGGCGGCCGACTGCTCGGAGACGACTGTGCGCCGCTATATCCCGTATCTGACGGGCGAAGTGAAGCTGGTTCGCGAATGCGCCTTCGTGGACGGCAAGCAGGCGTATGCGCTGCGCGACGGCTTCGAGATCGCGCCGCGCGTAACCGGTGGTCGCATCTATTCGCAGTTCGCGCGCCATGACGTGCCGCAGCCGGTCATCCGGCGCGATCCGATGGTCGCGGCGTTCTTCGGGGGTGTGTGATGCGCGCGCTGCGTCTGGTGCTGTGGTCTGTGCGCGCCGCGCTCACCGCGCCGCTCATGCTGGTCGTGTGGATCGCGGCGAAGCTCGTGCGCACGCTTGCGCGCCTGCTCGGGAGTGCCGCATGAAGCCTGCCGCCTTCCTTGTGACGTGGGCTAATGGCGAGCGCTCGCTGAAGTTCGCCGAGACGTTTGGACCGTATTTGCGCGCTGGCGCGATCTCGCGCGGCGCAGTGGTGACACCGCTCGGGGCTATCGACTATGTCGAGCCGAAGAGCCTGCCGCATCGAATTGAAGTCGGAATGGCCGATCCCTACGCGTTCTATCGGCCGACCGCGTAACACTCGTTGGAGTTGGAAGTGAACGATCAAGTTTTTGTCGCGCTCGCCTGTCTCGTGGGCGCGGTGCCGGTGGTGTGGGTCGCGGCGCGCATGGTGTTGCGCGATGCGTCTGCAATTCGTTCGATGATGGAAACACAATGAAAACAAAATTCAAGAAGGTTCATCCGCTCGCGGTCGCGCCGCTCTACGCGACGCCGGGCGCGGCATGCTTCGATCTGGTGGCAGTCGATCACGGCACGCAGCACAAGCGCGATTCGCTCGCGATCGTGTACCGAACCGGGCTCGCCTTCGAGATTCCGGCGGGGCACGTCATGCTCGTCTACTCGCGCAGCGGCCACGGCTTCAATCAGGGCATCCGGCTCTCGAATTGCGTCGGCGTCATCGACTCGGACTATCGCGGCGAAGTCATGGTCGCGCTGCGCGACGACGGCGCGCGTGGGGCAATGATTCCGATTCCGAAGGCGGGCGATCGCGTCGCGCAGGCGATGATCGTGCCGGTCGATCGCGTAGAATTCGAAGAGGCCGACGAGCTCAGTGAAACGGCGCGTGGTGCGGGAGGTTTCGGCTCGACGGGGAACTAGGGATGATGATGGTCGAACGGGAAAGGGAGCGCGTGAGTGGCGCGGATCGCGTCGCGAAGCATCGTGACAAGGTGATACGGGAGGGCGGCAAGCGCACGACCGTCACGATACAGCCCGACGCGGTGCGAGCGTCCGACGAGCTGATCGAGCTCGGTTACGCGGACAATCTCACTGAAGCCATCAACAAGTCGCTGCTCGAAGCGCGACGAAAACACCGCCAAGCCTGATCCAAAGCCCGCCGCGTGCGGGCTTTTTGCTATCCGGTCGTGACGCAAGGATTCCTCTATCAAGGAGGAATTCGATGAGCAAAGCCGAAAATGTGGCGTTCGACGCCAGCGCGCCCGCCGACGAGCGCGGGGATGCGCTCGGGCAGCTACAGAAGGCTCATGCGCCGACTGCACTCTCTAGCCTGCTGCCGAACGACGCCGTGCGCGACGTCATCTCGTTCATTCAGGACGGCTTCGAAGAGGCCGCCATGAACAAGGCGATCAACCCGAACATCGTGCCTTTCCCGTCCAAGCGCTCGCGCGACGGCGAGCCGGGCGTGCAGTCGGTCACGCTCGATGAATGGCAAGTGCAGGTTCAAGGCCAGTATTGGGACCGGCCCGGCGCGCTCTCGTTCGATTCGCTGCGCGCGATGGTCGATCAGACGCCGATTCTGAACGCTGTCATCCTCACGCGCATTCGCCAAGTGCAGCGCTTTTGCCGCGTGGCCGAGTCGGGCGACGACAAGCCCGGTTTCGAGATCCGCCACGTCGATAAACACCACAAGCTGACGGAAAGCGAGCGCGAGTCGATCCAGTTGCTCAACCGTTTCATCGGCAACTGTGGGTGGGAGTTCAAGCCGCGCCGACGCAAGGCGCTGCGCCGCGACGCCTTCAGTCAGTTCATGGCGAAGTGGGTGCGCGATACGCTCTCGATGGACTCCGCGCCGATCGAGCTCGAATGGAAGCGCGACAAGGCGCTCGGCATCGACGGCTTCTACAGCGTGGACGGTGCGACCATTCGCCTCTGTACAGAGGACGGATACGAAGGCGACGACGAGGTTTTCGCGCTTCAGGTCGTGCAGGGCCGCATCTCGACGGCATATACCTTCGATGACTTGATCTACGAGCCGCGCAACCCGCGCACGGACGTGAGCGCTTCGGGCTACGGCATCTCCGAGACGGAGCTGCTCATTCGCATCGTGACGGGCTTCCTGAATGCGCTGACCTACAACATCAAGGGCTTCGATTCGAACGCGATTCCGAAGGGCATGCTGCATCTGAGCGGCAACTACACGCAAGACGATATCGCCAGCTTCAAGCGATATTGGAATTCGATGGTGAAGGGCATCAACAATGCATGGGCGCTGCCCGTCATGGTGTCCAAGGATCAGGAGTCGCGCGCGGGCTTCGAGAAGTTCGGCGTTGAATACAACGAAATGTACTTCGCCAAGTGGATGACCTTCTTGACCAGCATCATTTGCGCGGTCTACGGCATGAGCCCGGCGGAAATCAACTTCGACGCCTTCAGTGGCGGCGCTACGTCGGCGCTCTCGGGCTCGGATACGGGTGAGAAGCTCGCCGCGTCGAGGGACTCGGGGCTCATGCCGCTGCTTTCGCATGCCGAAGGCATCATCACTGACTACATCATCGGCGACTTTTCCGACAAGTTCGCGTTCCGCTGGACGGGCCGCGATCCGGAGGACGCCGACCGCAAGCAGAAGAAAAAGGAGCTCATTCTCACGGTCGATGAGATGCGCTCGGAAGAGAGTTACGACCCGCATCCGGACCCGCTTATCGGTGGTGCGCCGCTCAACGGCCAGCTCGTCGCGCTCTACACGCAATCGAAGCAGCCGCAGCAGCAGGAGGACTTCGGTGCGCCGGGCGGCGGTGCGCCGGGTGAAGGCGGTGAGGCGCCGGGCGACGGCGACTTCGGCGGGCAAGGCCCGAATGGCGACTTCGGCAAGGGCGATGATCCACAGCCGGACTTTGGCAAGCCTGACGCCGTGGGCGACGCGGGCAAGCCGGGCGACGTCGCGAACGCGCCCGCTGATCCAGCGCTCGGCGACGACGCGACGGGCGACGAAATTCCTGGAGACGGCACGCCCGACGAGCCCGCCGACTTCGGCAAGCAGGCCGGTGAAGAGGACTTCGGCAAGGCGCTGCCGACCATCTACTCGCTGGAGGACTGATGACGCGCGAATTCAACGTGAAGCAGCCGCATAGCGTCATCGAAGGCGACGAGCTCTACTTCCAGCATCCGACGCGCGGCGTGAGCTGCGCGGCCGTGCGCTCGGTGGGCAAGCACGGCGTGCGCGTGAGCGATGACGAGGCGCCTGACGGTCTGCCGGTGCGGTGGGAGCATGTACTTGGGCACAAGGCGCGCGCGCAGCGCAAGCTCGTTGTCGTGGACAAGGGCGAGGACGGCTCGATCGCCGAGGACGAAAGCGGCAAGCGCGTCTATATCAACGGGCGCATTCCGGGCGAGGCGCCGAGCGCGCCGCTCGCGAAGTCATTCGAGCTCGGTGCGGTCGCGACGCCGGACGATATCGAGCCGGTTCTGCTCGCCGCGCTTGAGGCCGGGCGCGGTTCCGCCGAGCTCGCCGCACTGATCCATCAACTCATCGAACGCACCGCGCGCACTGAGGCGCTGCTGCTGGCGCTCGTCGCGAAGTTCGGCATTCAAACTGACACTGGAGTATCCGCATGACCACGATCGTGTTTTTCAAGTCGATTCGTCCGGCTGACGACAAAGAGCAGCTCGGCGCGAAGCCGGGCGAAAAGCCGCAGGAGCCCGCAGGCGACGCCGCTGCTGCCGCACAGAAGCCCGCGCCCAAGGAAGCGCCGCAAGCCGCGCAGAAGCCGCAGGGTGAGCCGCGCGAAGGTGGTGAAGGTGAGGAAGGCGGCGAAGGCTTCGGCCCGCACAACGTCGAAGCCGGGCATCACGTCGCGTTTCACGCGGGCGAGTTCAAGGGCGCGGGCAAGGTGACGGCTTCGGGTGAGGACGGCTGCACGGTCGCGGATAAGAGCGGGCGCGAGCATCGCGTGCATTGGCACGAGGTCAAGGGTCATCACGACGGCGCGGCTGAAGGTGCGGCCGAGAAGGGTTCGGCCGAGTAATGGCGCTCCTGCTCGACATTGGTCCGATCTCGTGTGGCTGCACGAATCACGCGCTGGAGCTCTTTTCGAAGGCAATGAGCGGTGAGGACGGCTCGGACGAAGGCATCTGGAAGCCGCACGATTCGCCGTTCGTGCGGTATCTGATCGAGCTCTTCACGTCGAAGGGCTTGACGATGCTGTCCGACGTGCAGGCCGAGCTCAATGCGTGGATCGAAGGGCAGCGCTATCAGCCGAGCCCGCAGCCGGTCGAGAAGCCGCAGCCGCAGCTCTATGCGCAGTGGACGCCCGCCGAAATGGATCTTGTCGAGCTCTACCTATCGAGCCTCTCGCGCATGCAGTTCACGCTCGAAGATTGGGGCTTGCTGATCGACTTCCTGATTCAGCGCTATATGCCGCTGTCCGATCTTCAGAAGCAGGCGACGGCGCTCGCCGTGCGCGCCGCGCTCATGGGCAAGGCGCAAAAGATCATCGAGACGATTCCGGATGATGCGGCCGCGAAGGTGGTCGAGTCCATGCCGCAGAGCTACGCGGAAGCGCGCGAGCTCTTCGGCGGCCAGAAGCTCTTCGACTCGGTCATGGAATACGGCACGCTGCGCGCGTGCGAGAACGTGCAGCAGTTGAGCGACGAAGTACGCCATCGTATGAAAAGCACGGTGCTCGCGTCGGTGTCGCAAGCGCAGCAGGGCGACGTGTGGGCGGTCAGTGCGCTCCAGCAAAAGCTGCTCGATGACTTCGCGACGATGAACAGGGATTGGCGTCGCATCGCCGTGACCGAAGCCGGTGAGTGCGCGAATCAGGGCTTCATCGCGTCGCTGCCGCTCGGCACGAAGGTCAAGCGCATGGAGATTTATCACGGCGCGTGCTCCTACTGCCGAAAGATCAACGGTCGTGTGATGACGGTCGTCGCGGCGAACGACCCGAACAAGGACGGCGACACGGACGTGTGGCCGGGCAAGACGAACGTCGGGCGATCCAGCGCGCGGCGCAAGCGCGTCGGCGACGAGCTCATCGAGCGCACGCCTGAAGAAATGTGGTGGGTACCGGCGGGCACGGTGCATCCGCATTGCCGGGGCATCTGGCATGTGCTGCGCAAGATTCAGACGGCGGGCGACGAGAAGTTTACGGCGTGGCTCGCGCAGCATTTGGCGGGTCCGGATAAATAAAAACTACCTACCGGATAAAAAGCACTTGTATCTCCGAGATAAAGTGTTTTAAGATTGCTCCCACTGAGACGCAGCAAACAACACAGGGGAACGAGATGAAAAACGCAGACTTCGGATTCGCGCATCGCAAGGCTTTTCTGGCTGAAACGGCGCGCAGCGTGGCTTCGCGTGTGTTTGGCGCGGCGCTCGGAATCATCATCTGCGGCTCGATCACTGGTGCGATGCTGGCGGCTCGGGGATAAATCTACCGGGTAAAGTCGGTGCAACTCCATCTCTTCACGAAGGAAATTAGTCGCATGGGTTTCGTTTCTGCAATTGAGCTGCAAAAGCCGATCGTTCGCAATCGCATCAAGAAGGGCGTCGCGATTTCGACCATCCGCAACAATGACGAGGCGTATCTTCAGGTGCGCATCGACAACGAGACGCTGAAGGAAGCGCGCTTGTTCGTCGGCGATCGCCTCGATGTGCTGTTCGATAAGGAAGGCCGCCTC